TGAAAATACAAATGAAAATGAAAATACAAATGCAACTGAAAATGAAAATACAAATGAAAATACAAATGAAAATGAAAATGTAAAAAGTTATTGTACTGTAATTAAAAAAAATAAAAAAGAAAATATTACAAAGGAAAATATAGGTGAAATAATATTATGTCAAATTCCTGGGGTTAGTTCAACTATTGCAATAGAAATTATGAAAAAATATAAAACAATTAATTCTTTAATTTATGATATAAATAATAATCCAAATTGTTTGAATGAATTAAAAACAACAGATAAAAATGGAAAACAACGAAAAATAAGTAAAACAGCAATATCAACAATTATTGATTTTTTTGCTGATTAAAAAATTTTATTAATTATTCATAAAAAAATATTTTTATAAAAAATATATATATATTAAAAAAATATATATATTTATATTTAAAATATATAAAGTAATGACAGATTTTTTTAAAACATTAACAATTTTAGCAATTGCTTTTTTAACAATTTATACAATTATTCATTTATTTAAAATGAATAGTATTAATAATCAATACAAATATATTGAAGGAATGGAAAATAATTCATCAGCATCAATTGGTGTATTAGCAAAAGAATATTCTGAAAAAATTAAAGGTGAAGTTGATAAAATGAAGGTAGATTTATCAGTAGGAAATTATCGTAAAGATTATGAAAATAGTATAATAAATATGGATGATTTAGTTGGTTTATTAATGATAAGACAAGTGCAAAGTATGAAAGCAACAAATGACCCAAAAGAATTAATATCACAATTTGATGTTTTAAATACTTTAAAATCAACAAAAGAATCACTAAATGTTACAATGAAATTTTTAGATGGTTTATAAAATACATTTAAGCTTTATTTCCATCATAATACCCAGTATCAATCAGTGATTCAGTATATTTTTCACCACCCCAATTTGGATCCATTGCATTTCCACTGTAAAGCATATTTGCTTCTGCATGTTTCATTGCATCTAATGGTGTATAAGTGCCAACATAATAAGAAGATTCATCGTATCCGGGATAACTATTTTGATTATATGGTTTATCAGCATGAGAAGCATCAACTAATTTTGTAAAATCATAAGAAACAGGATTTGTTGGTGGTAATCCTCCTTCTAGTTCATTGACGCTTGGTCTAACTTTATAGACACGATTTCCTTGTGCGTCATAACTATTTTGAACATATAAAACAGGGCATCTAATTCCAGCACCTCTTTGCCATTTTAAAAAGTCATTATATTCATCTAAATTATTAAAAGTTACAGGATTAACACCAGGAACTTGAACTAAATTGGAATTATATAAATAATATTTGGTACCTTTTTGTATTAATAAATTAGGACATCTAAGTTCACCACTAACGTCAGTTAATCCTTCAATCATTGATGAATTATAATTTAAATAAAAATAAAGACCACCTAAAAATATTATAATGAATATTATATATTTCATTCTATCTAATAATTTTACATTAATTTGCATTTTATATAATAATATATATATTTTATTATAATACATATTTTATTTTTTTGTTATATTTTTTAAATATATATAATATATAATGGTAATAGTTAATGCAAATAATAAAAAAACAGCACAATTATTAAATAATTTAATAAATGATGCAAATCATGTATTTATTTTAGTTTATTTAAATGGTTGCGGACCATGCAATGCAACCAGACCAGAATGGAAAAAAATGAGTGATGTGTTAAAAAATAAATATGATTCACAATCTGATATCGCTATATTAGATTTGGATAGTCAATACATGAATGATGTGGAACAAATTGGTGATGTTAATAGTTTTCCAACGATAAAGTATTTGAATCCAAAAAAAAAGATAATTGAAGATTATGAAAATAGCAATATATCTTCAAAAGATAGAAGTTCAAAATCATTTATTACATGGATTGAATCTAAAATTTTATCTGATACAAAAATGCAAGAAGATGTAACTGATTTGTTAAAAAAAATATCAAAAGATGATGAAAATTTTAGTTTTAATGATGAATATGATGATGAAAATCTTAATTCAAAATTAAAAAAAAATAAAAAAATAATGATTTTAAATTCGACAAAGAAAAATGGTAAATTAAATAAATCTAAAAAAATGCGAAAATCAAATAAATCTAAAAAAATGAGAAAATTTAATAAATCGAATAAATCCAACAAATTCAGCAATATTTCAAAAAAAATAAAAAGAACAAGAAAACAAAAAAAATAAAAAATATATATTTTATATAATTTATATATTTTATATGATTTATATATATTTTTATTTTATGCATTAAATGAACCTGCCTTAGCTCAGTTGGAAGAGCATCAGACTGTAGAGTTTATTCACCCACGAAGTTATCTGAGGGTCACCGGTTCAAATCCGGTAGGCAGGATTTTTTATTTTATATTTTATGTATTTATAAATATATTGTATAAAAAGAATTTAAAGATAATAATTTATGTTTAATGTCTTTTATTTTATCTTTTATATTTTTACTAATTAAATTTTTATAAAATATAAAATATGAATTCAATTAATTAAATTTAAATTTTAATATTTTTTTAATTTAATAAAAATTGAATTAAAAATAATTTATTTCATTTTTGTAAGAAAATAAAATGAATTACGAATTTAAACTTTTTGAATTTAATATTTACAACAAACATCCAACAGAAAATGAATTATCAGATGAAGATATTGAACCTGTATTCAATGAATTTGACAGTGATGATGATGATAATGAAAATACTCATTTTAATCCCAATGTTAAAACAGATCAAAAAATATTTGTTATTCAAATGTTTGGAATAAATGAACAAGGTGAACAAGCATCAATAACAATTGAAGATTATGAACCATTCTTTTATGTTAAATTACCGGACCATGTTGATAATCCAATTAAATTAGTAAAAGAATTTAAAAAACATATTATTGATTTGCAATCAATAGGAAAATATTATAAAAATTCAATGAAATTTGAAATAGTTCAAAATAAAAAATTATATGGATTTGATAATGGAAAAAAATATAATTTTATTAAATTAACATTCAATAATACAATAATTTATGACAAAGTTAAAAAATTATGGTATTGTTCTTCAAAAAATGAAGAAGGAGAGAATGAAAGAAAATTGGTTAAAGGAGGTTATACATTTAATAATTATAAATTAGAATTATACGAAACAAGTATACCTCCATTACTTCGTTTCTTTCACATTCAAGAAATAAGTCCATCAGGATGGATTAAATTACCTTATAAAAAATATGTTGAAATTACTGGCGAAAATAAAACAACAAATTGTCAAAAAGAATTTATTATTAATAAACATAACATTATACCATTAAATGACAAAGAAACGCCTGTTCCATATAATGTTATGAGTTTTGATATAGAAGCATCAAGTAGTCATGGTGATTTTCCAGTTCCAATTAAAACTTATAAAAAATTAGCAACAAATATAATTGATCATTTTGAAAAAAAAATGTTAAATGAATATGAAAATAATTCTCAAAAATATATATTTGTAAAAAATCAACTTAAAGACATTATTCAAACAGCATTTGGATTTACTAATAAATTGAAAGAAAATGTTGATATTGTATATCCAAAAATACCAATTTTAAATATAGATGATTTAAATGAAAGAATTGAAAAATTATTTGAATATAAAATTAAAGATTCAAAGAAAAATGAAAATTTTGAACAATCCATTGAAACATATTTTACAAGAAATAATATAAATATAAATAATTCAAAAAAATCAAATATAAAAAATACAACAAATACAAATGATACTTTTAATAATAATAATGTCAACAACAATATTTATAATGGTTCTTCAAACAATTATGATGAGAATAATCAAAAAAGAAAATATGATGATGATGAAGTAATTATTGCTAGCGATGATGAAGATAGTGACAATGAAGATGATAATAATGATGATAATACTAATAATACTGATGATATCAATGATAAAAAAAATGATGAAATTAATTTTAATTATGGAAATATTGAAGAATCAATTGAAGTTATAACTGAAAATTACAATTCAAATTCAAATTTAGAAATCGCATCTTTAAATACAAATTATACAATCATTGATGTATTATGTGATAGAACTATTAATAGAGAAACTAAATTAAATCAAATTGTTAATTTATTTGGAAACAAAACTTTATTTCCTCAATTGGAAGGTGATAAAATAACATTTATTGGATCAACTTTTAAAAGATACGGTGATAATGAACCTTATTTAAATCATTGTTTTGTATTAAACAGTTGTAAAAATTTGAATAATATTATTCCAAATTCTGTTATTGAAACATTTGACAATGAACGTGACATGCTTTTAGCTTGGACTGATTTAGTTTGCAACAGAGAAAAACCTGATGCTGTGATTGGTTATAATATATTTGGTTTCGATTATGAATTTATGTTTAGAAGGGCACAAGAATTAGGATGTGTTGAAGAATTTCTTAAATTATCTAAAAATAAAGGCGAAATTTGCGGAAATTTAGATTTTAAAACTGGAAAATATGACATTGAAAGAAGTTTAATTGTTTTAGCTTCAGGTGCTTATGATTTATCAATTATAAAAATGAATGGAAGATTACAAATTGATATGTTAAATTGGTTTAGAAGAACTGAAAATTTAACTTCTTATAAATTAGATTATGTATCAGGATACTATATTGGTGATGCTGTAACTAAATGTGAATTAATGAGTGACGAAAATGAAATATTAACCATAAATAAAAATGAAGAATGTGAAGTTGCTAATGAACTAATTTTAAGCACAAAAGTTTACACTAGTAATATGTATGGATTACAAATAGGAAGTTATATTCATTTTGAAGTAATTAATCATTCTAGCGATTATTATAAAAAAGGTGCTAAATTTATAGTTACTGAAATAAATAGAAATGAAAAATGGTTCAGAATTGAAGGTCATGAAAATCCACAAGCTAAAAAAGTTAAATGGGGATTGGCAAAAGATGATGTTTCAGTTCAAGATATATTTAGAATGACAAATGAAGGACCTGAATCACGTTCATTGATTGCAAAATATTGTATTCAGGATTGCAATTTAGTTCATTACTTATTTAATAAAGTTGATGTTATGACCGATTTGATTGAAATGTCAAAAATATGTAGCGTTCCAATGAGTTTCCTTGTGTATAGAGGTCAAGGAATTAAATTAACAAGTTTTGTTGCAAAAAAATGTCGTGAAAAAGGAACTCTTATGCCAACAATCAATAAAGGATCTGCTGATGATGGATATGAAGGTGCTATTGTTTTAGTTCCTAAATGCGGTCTTTATCTAGATAATCCAATTGATGTTGGTGATTTTGCTTCATTATATCCTTCTTCAATGTTATCAGAAAATTTATCCCCTGATAGTAAAGTTTGGTCTAAAATATTTAATTTGAATGGAGAATTAATTTATGAAACTGGAGAAAAAGATGCATCAGGAAATTATATTTATGACAATTTACCTGGAAGAGAATATGTTGATGTGACTTTTGACACTTATAGATATATTAGAAAAACACCTGCAGCAAAAAAAGCTGAAAAAATTAAATCAGGATATAAAATTTGCCGTTTTATTCAACCAATAATAAATAAAGAAAATGGTAAAGAAGAAAAAGCAATTATGCCTTCAATTTTACAAGAATTATTAAAAGCTAGAAAAGATACTAGAAAATTACAAAAAAATATGACTGATGAATTCATGTGGAATATATTAGAGAAAAGGCAACTTGCATTTAAAGCAACTGCTAATTCACTTTATGGTCAATTAGGTGCCAAAACAAGCACATTTTACGAACCTGATATTGCTGCATCAACAACTGCTACAGGACGTTTATTATTAACTTATGCAAAACGTGTTATTGAAGAATGTTATGCGGATTTAGATATTGATACTAAATATGGTATGGTTAATACAAAAGCTGAGTATATTTATGGGGATAGTGTTGCTAATTATACACCAATTTATGTTAAAATTAATGATATTGTTAATATTATAACAATTGAAGATTTGGCTGTGAAATATGGAGAAAATAATTGGGTCTTGTGTCAAGAAAAAGGAAAAGAAGATAAAGAATTTTGTGAATTATCTCATATTAATATTGAAACATGGAGTGATAAAGGATGGACTAAATTGCATCGCGTAATCAGACATCAATTAGCACCACATAAAAAAATGATGAGAGTATTAACACATACTGGTTTAGTTGATGTAACAGATGATCACTCACTTTTAAGAATAGATGGTTCAGAAGTTTCTCCAAAAGATGTTAATGTTGGTGATGAATTATTACATAATAAACTTTGCGAAAAAAGTGCGAATAATATTAAGTATGATAATTATGAAAATGAAAAATTATTTACGGGGCATTTTTCAAATAATGAAATTATTGAAGCATCATTGTATGCAAATTATTTAAATAGCATCAATGTAAAATTTTCATTGAACAGTGATGAAGATTTATCTATAATTATAAGACCATACTCTCTTCAAAATATAAATAATTTATCAATAAAAAAAATATATAATATTAATTATGAAGGTTATGTTTATGATTTGACAACAGAAAATCATCATTTTGCTGCCGGAGTTGGTAATTTAATAGTTCATAATACTGACTCTGTATTCTTTACTTTTAATTTATCAGATAAACAAACTGGTGA